ATTCAATGTTCTTAAAGTGTTTGAGTTGATGCGCAGTCGCAGATCGTATTACTACAAGACCTCGACGATCAATAAGAAGTCCAAACTCATGTCCAAGGTTCCCGATACTATGAAGAATGACCCCACCGTTAAAGATAAAACAGGTGAGACCGAACAGACTGAGAATGAAGAACAGGACGAAGGACCAGATTTGGAATCAATGTGGGGTACTGACGTTGTGAACGACAGCTTCCTGGAAGGTATCTCAGATTATTTCTGGGGCAAGAATCCTACCGTTTTCTGCGCGGAGCCTGCTCCCAGCATACCCAAGGATAAGAAGGTCTTACACAAACAGCACATTTTGGTCATTCACGGTGAGAACGTTTACTATTTCGGACCCCACAATATCGGTACTCCGGAGTGGTCTTCCAGTCTTTATATTGCCACAGTCGCTTACCAGAACAAAGATTTCGATCAATTCTTTGCTGTTTACAACTGCGACACGCCAATTGCTACCCCATGGCGCAAAGGCAAACAACTGAAATGGGTTGATATGTACCACAGCGACCTGCCGTTCAACTCGGATTCCAACTTCGTCGAGGTATGCAAGAAACACGTACATCTTCCCGCGGTACGTATGCGATCTTCTGCAGGCATGGTCAAACTCGGAACGATGACAGGCCCAACCGTCAAAATCTTGCGGGATGGTACTGAAGTTAACGTTCCCGAGATGTGCACTCTTTCATACTCAGGTAAGTTCAACACCTACGATTACAAGAAGGTGTGTCATACGGTTGGAGGGGTCACTGCTGCCGATTGCGTAGTCAATCTTTTGCGTAGTGCACCTCTTCAGAGCATCGCCGAAGCATCGGTCATAAAATCGGCCCCACAGGATCGCGAAGTTAGCTCGTTCACGCCTTCTTTTATCTTCTCGCCGATGTGTGCCAATTTCCTGAAATGTCCCGGTGGCTGTGGAAAGATTCATCCGGTTGGCATTTTGACGCTTCGCGATTATTTAGTTTTCCTGACAGGTGATCCCACGTATACATCCTGGGCAGGTTCGAAAATGCATCCTCACTATCCGCATGCTAATAATCGCTACAAGGCCACAGGATCCATAGGCGACGTAGACAAACAGCTCATCATACGTTACGGCGTTACTCATGACGAGCTTCATACTGACATCTACAAGTTTAAAGACACGATCGAGATAAAGAAGTCATGGAGTGTCTGGGCTCGCTACCGTTACAATCGTATGCTTTACGCATTAGGACCCAGCCTCTCCAACATTGTCACCCACCCCGTGGTTGTCGCCTTCACTAAAGTTGCAGCAATCATCGGTGCCGTGTTTGCAGGAGGTTTCGTTGCTAAGTACTTATTTGGTAGACTCTCTAGCGCTAATCTGCGTCGTACGGAGTCGTCATCTCTTTTGGCGGAGTATCCCGAAATCAGCCAGGATTACAATCAAGCCGGCGTTTTGGGTAAACTTCTCATGTCCTGGGGTTTCAAGTCTCTTGGCGAGCCAGCCGAGTCGGTTTTGCAGGCCAGGCGCGCAGCTAAGGCAGCCGCGGAGCAGAAATCATTCCCGGTGGTCTCCGATTCCCTTATCGCTCTCGACAAGGCCGCACCGATCTCAACGAGCCTTCGAGACATTCTGATGGAAACTCCGAACGACACTGAGATACCTGAGAAGTACAATAATCCTCAAGTAGGTTCTGCCGTCAAAGCCACGTTGAACAATCTATTCTGTGTCCAGTATATGAATAACTCAGGCTTCTGGAGGACGAGTGCCAACATTTTGTTCGTCACCGACTGTTACGCTATATCAGCTGCTCATGTCATTTTTGGTCTCGTCAACGGTTTGCGCAACGGTATAGCTCACAGAATAGTCTCTCATTCTGGCACCAAATACGTTATACGCGCCGGCGACTTCGAAGTCAAAGCTTTCGACAAGGAAGGAAAGGACATGCGCGATCTGGTGGGTATAAAATTCTCCCGCCTCGTGGCACCCGGCCGTCGCAGCATCTTGAAACGCTTCACCAACGAACCGGAGTGTTTCGGTATCCACCCTTCGTGGCGCCTTCAGGCCAGCCTGAAACAAGGCGACGAGAAGGTTGTAGAGATAGTCCCCTCCGACTTGGTGGTCACTCCAATGGAGAAACGCAGACCTATTGACTGGCGTCTCGACAACTACGACGGTTCTATAATTCGCTCTCGAGCCTACCTTAGTTCCACGTGCGACGGCAGGCCAGGCAATTCAGGTTCTCCAGTTGTGGTCAACATGCAAGGCCTCGGTACAGAGATTGCAGGTACCATTGCCGGTATTTACGCAGGACACGGTGTAACACACAAGGTAGGCATCGTCATACCTGTTACTCGCCGCGAAATTGAGGCAAACATGGAAGCTTTCCGCCAAAAAGGCTGCGATATCTGGGAGTTAAATTACACAGATTGGCCTGCCGACGTTTTCACGAGAAAGATCACCATGTCGGAAGCAGAGCGCATATTGTCTGAAGAACAGGAATTCGGACACGCCACGATCACAGGTGCCATCGACCAGACCACCAAAGGTACCAACGACAGAGTTCCCAGTTTCATACACAAGGTTTTTCCCGTGACCAAAAGGCCAGCCAGAATGGTACCTTTTACGACCCGTAGCGGCGAGGAACTTGAACCCCGCAATGTGAGGACCAAAACGTATACGCGAGAGCCGACCCACGTTGACCCCGTCAAAGTCAAGAAGACCTTACGGCACGTGATGAATCGCCACCTCCGCATTATGCAGAAGGAACTAGGAAGAGATGACTTCCGCGTTCTAACGCCACATGCGGCCCATTATGGTATTCCAGGTAGAGAGTACGTTAATGGATTAAAGGGAAAATCGAGTCCCGGCTTTTTTGCAAAAATGGCCGTTGAGAAATCTCGAGGAGTACCGATAAAATCCAACAACGATTACAAGAGTGAAGCCTCGGAGAAAGTTGATTACTTATTAGAATTCTTTAGCTACGATACAGAGGGCAGCCACGACGCTTACCCCAAGGAGTACGGCGATTTTGTTAAGGATGCCATACGTAAGTTCAAGAAGAACGAACGCCTTATGATTCCAAGCGTCGACACGCTCAAGAGCGAAACCATAGCGACCGAGAAGGTAGACCAAGGCAAAACGCGCATTATCAGCGCCTACAGCGACGTGCGTTTTGTCGTCTTGTTCAGGCAGCTGTTCGGAACAGTCCTAGAAGGATTTTTCGAGTGTGCTCCGCGTAACGGATTTGCCATTGGGCTCAATCCTTTCTCTTGCGATGTCGACGAAGCGTTCGATCACGTCACCCGTCACGGCACTAACACTATCATAGCCGGTGACCACTCTGGTTTTGACACCAGGGCCCCCCATGTAGTTCTCACGCACATGGTTGATGCCCTTGTGGACGCGTTCTTCCCGCGAG